GTCCACCCGATCACGTAGTTTGTTGAATCATCAGGAAAGAATCCATGCGTGCTATGTCTATATTTAGCAATGTCACCAGGAATATCTCCTGCTTCAAGATACAAAATGTTCTCTCTGTAAGAATCGGGTATAGAACCTTTTTCGTAATATGAGTCGCCGTACCTAGCTTGATTAAAATTACCATCTATGTTTTCTGTTTCAGATCTAAACCCTCTAACAGTAGATTTTAATTTACGTATTGGTGCATTTTTAATTCTCTCTAATAGTGCAGCTTTTGTAATAGGCCTTCCTGTTTTAGTCATTGTCTCTATGAGCTGTGGTAGTTGATAATCTTCTACCTCAAATTTAGAAATACCTTTTGACTGTAAAAAATTATACAAGTCTTCAGGACCTGCAAATGATTTTGGCGTATTAGGGTCGATGAGCCGTGCTTCGATGCCCGAGAAAAAACGATTTGCTTTCTCTCCTACAGTAGCTGCTTGATCCGCTAAAGCATCTGCTTGTGCTATTCTTTGTCCTGTGTTTCCTCCACGAAGTAAATCATCAACTTTATTTGCTCCTGCAATTGCCCATCCTGGTGTTTTACCAAATACAACGTTTGCCATTTGTACTTCTGGTGGTAAAGCTTGATCTCTATTTGTAGGTTTAAGACTAGAATCTTCAAAAAACATATCCATTTCATCAACATCTAAATAAGCAGGTTCATTTAAAACACCTTGAATATCTACAGATTCATCATCCCCTAAACGTAGTGGATCAGTAAATGCTCCTGGATCACCGCCCATGGATAATCTTGGAACAACGTTAGTTTCTACGTCCTCTTCAAAAATGTCTACTGGTTCTTCTTTTTTGTTTTTCATATCGTAGAACAGCATATCACCTATTGTGTTTCTTTTTAAGTTATTTTGTTCAATATACGTATTAGCGAGTTCTTTTGCGTAACGAATAACATTAGCTGGTGTTTCATTAGGATCAAAAGAAAGATTTGAAAGATATTCAATATCACTTGTGTCTGGAAAAGGTAATACGTTGGGATCAGCAACCATCTCTCTTATGGCATCTTGATAGTAATGTTTTAGATCATCATTATATTCAAAGTCTGGTTTTACTGTTGTTAATTTAAATTCTTGATATTCTTTTTCATTAGCTTTTGTTTTTTCTTGTATCTTCTTATCCTGAAGCTGGCTAATTAATAGCGTAGTGTTTTTAATCATTTGAACATAATTCTGTCTTTTTGCTATTTCATTTGCAGGTAACGCTAATCCTAATTCTGGTAAAGTTTTATTACCAACATAATAAATACCTTCTGTTCCTGGTTTTACTTCTGCTGATAAATATCTACCAGCAGCTACAGGTATTTTTATTGGTTGTTTTACTGAATTAACAGCTACTGCTTTTAATAGATTTAATATACCTATTGCATCTTGAGTAGTTGGAATACCAATAACTCTTGGCGTAGCCCTTAAAACTTTTCCAAAAGTTCCTATGTCTTTTCTACTTAAAACTTCCATTATTTTTCCCGCATAGGTCGGTTTAGTAATTAAAGGTAAAATACCAAGGCCAGAAATACCAAACTTTTTTGCTGTTTCTAACTTATTTAGTTCTCTTCCTTCTACTCCACCTGGAGGCATAAATACTGTTCTTCCAAACTTATCTTCTATTTTACCAGTTACATTAGGCATATAAGGTATCCCAGCATCAAAAGATTCAAAAGCATTTTTTATTAAACTTTCAATAGCTTCTTCACTCATATCTGATTGTTGCATTTGTATAATGTAATCCTCAAATTCATCTCTTGTTATATCAGTCCCCTTTTCTATTTGAGCTGCAGTTTTTGCTTCTCCAGCTATAATTCCTGGAGGGCTTAAAACTTGATAAAAATCTAAAAGTAAATCAGCCGTAGCAAGAGGTAAATTTTTAATAGAATTTTTTAATAATTCATTCTTTACTTCTTTTCTAGTTTCCTCAAATTCTTCCCCCGTATATCTTGCGGTAGCTATTTTAAAATCTTCACTTTGTTCATACTCATCAAAATAATCTATAACTTCAAATTCTGTATTTCTACTTAATTTTTTTCCTTCAAACATACCGTTAGGAAATTTAACTTCGCAACCAGGAGAATCAGGCGCAGAACCACATAATCTTGCGGCTTCTATTAAACGTCTTTTGTCTGATAGGTAATTTCCATATAAGTTTCTTGTTTGAACATATTGTCTAGCTTCCTCACTTAAATTTTCATTATCATAGGATTGTTCATATTTTTCTTTTTGTTTTTTAATTGAGTCTTCAATGCCCTGAACCCTTATTGCGTCAGACAGTTTTATAACCTCTTCTGGTGTGCCCTCCCCTTGAGCTTGTGCAAGAGAAGAATATACTTGTGAAAAAGGTGTTCCTCCTACTGTTCCTATTTTTGAAAATATTCTTTCAAAAAATCCAGGTTCTCCACCCTCTTTTAAACCAACAACTCCTCCTTTTGCTTTCATTTCAAATAATCCTCTACGAGCTTCTTCTGTAAGTTTTTCACCTTGTATAATAAAGGGTGCTAGTTTTTCATAAGCTTTATCAAATGATTTCTGCAGGGTGTCACCAGAGTTAGGTAAGTTTTCATATTGTTGTAGAAGAGCATTATTTCCTTCTCCTCTAGGAAAAAAAAGTTTTTCTGTTTGATCTTTGTTTAATTTTAAATGTTGATGATAAGGAATGTAACTAATACTTTTTTCACCAGTTTTTACAGGAACATATGGTATACCTAATTTAAAATCTACACCTGGATTTACTTTTTTAAAATTTTCTACAAGAAAAAAAACATCATCACTTAATTGTTGTGCTTCCTCAACTTTGTTGTTTTTAACAAGATTAACAATTTTCATTGTTTTATCATAAACATCATTTTCAAAATTTGTTTTATCAGTAACAGTGGGTCTATTAACAGTTGAACCTTTAGGACCAACGAACATTGTAAGCTCGTCACTTTCTTTTGCTGTTTGTCTAATTCCACCAAAGTGACCTGATTCCATAATATAACGTAAATTAAAGGTATCATTAGTTCCGCCAAATCTTTGTGGTTGTATATGATCGAGTGTTATTACTGGTTTATTACCTTCAAACAAACGATTTATTTGATCTAAACGTTGTTTGTTACCAGCAGTTCGGTTCATAAGATCATATTTTATTTGATAAAAAGTTTTACCTTGTTGACCTGGAATAGACATTCTTAAAGGGGTTACATATTCAAAACTTCCCGTATCTAATCTATCTCCTACATTAAAATTATTTAAAAACTGTTGTGAAGACATTGATCTTTTTTTAGCTTTAGTTGCTTCACGAGTTGCAAACAAAGAAGCGGGTAGAATTGTTCTTCCATCATCAACAGTAGCAAACTTTTCCAGTTGATAACCTGCTCCTGTTACTCCTGTTTGTGGATTTTCAATACTCCTTGCTGGAAAAAAATTTACTTTAAGTCCTCTAGCGTTAGCTATTTTCTCACCCTCTTTTAAAGCACTGGTAAAAGTTCCACCTGCCATTGAATATATAGAAGCGTTCGGGTCTATAATATCCTTTAAAGCATTCATATATTTAAAACGAAAAGGAAGTTCTCCGTATTGTTTTAAATAATTAGGGTCCATTGCTAAATCAATTGCTCTGTTTAAATAAGCTGCTTTCGTTATTCTTTGTGAACCGATCTTACCTGCCCCTGCAATCAAACCTCCATGGTAAATAAGATCTTCATATTGTTGTTGAATTTTTGGATTTTTATTAACATAAGCGTTAAGCATCTTTTTAAGTTTAGGTTCAAAACCGCGACCAGAGACATCGGCAAGACCAAATATACCAAACTTTTCTTTTAAAACATTAGCACCATAGACGTTAGATATTTTTCCAGTAGCAATTGCATCTAAAACATCTTCTTGTGTTTTATACCTATCAACATTTCTAAAAGGTTGTTCAAAATAATTCTGTCCATATAAATTTTTAAAAGATTTTTCTCCTACAGCAACTCTAGAGTCATAAGGAGCTCTACTGGCTTGATATAGTATTTTTGCTAAATCTATAGCTTCATCCCCTCCTTTTACAATTATGTTCCCTGCTGCTCCTACGTTCATTATTTTAACTTCTTTTTCATATTTTGTAGGCGAATATCCTTAACATTAAGTAATAATCTATCTCTTTCAAATTTAGCGGATAACAAATCACGTTGTGATAGACTTAATAGATTGCTTGCTTTTCCTAAGCCTTTAATTGCTATGCCTACTCCTGCTGGTTTTATACTCT